TTCTAATTTGGCGCCCATCTGGTAACAGTTTCGCAAATCGACCATGATTGCTAACTTCATAAAAATCTTCATATCCAGGGACTTTAGTCCAAATTTCAATGAGGTCTGACATGAAAACTACCCCCGCACAAAAAAAGAAGATTAGAAAAGTATATCATGAATTCAAAGCTGGAACCCTGCACTCTGGCAAAGGCGGCCCTGTTGTCAAGAGCCCTAAACAGGCAGTTGCAATTGCACTATCCGAGGCCGGGAAATCCCGGAAGAAGAAGTGAAAGAGGTTTGGGACAAGAAGCGGCCTAAGTCTTTGGGCGCTCCCAAGCCGTTGACTCCGGCCAAAAAAGCTGCTGCCAAAAAGATGGCTAAGGCTGCTGGTCGTCCTTATCCTAACCTTGTTGACAATATTCGCGCAGCGAGGAAAAAATGAAGACTGCTGCCTGGACCCGGAAAGAGGGCAAAAACCCTGCTGGGGGGCTTAACGCCAAAGGCAGAAAGTCCTATAATCAATCCACAGGCGGGAATCTCAAACCTCCCGTCAAGTCAGGTGACAACCCGCGAAGGGCCTCCTTCCTAGCGCGTATGGGCAATATGCCCGGGCCTGAATACAAAGATGGCGAACCCACTCGCCTTCTACTGTCCCTCCGAGCCTGGGGCGCATCGTCCAAAGCAGATGCACGGTCGAAAGCTAAGGCAATATCGGCGAGGAACAAGAAGTGAGGCCAGTATCCGTCGGGTTAAATCCAACAGCCGCAACGCTGACAACCGTATATACGGTTCCGACGGGTTACTACGCCAAATTCACTGTGATGTATATCCACAACACGGGTGGCTCTACAAAGCACATCACGGTTCAGTGGATCGACTCTAGCGCAAGCGCGACTTACGACATTCTGACGCAGTACACCTTGATGGCTAAAAACTATTTGCAGTTTGACGGCAATGCGTACATCGTGCTGGAAGAGGGTGATTCGATCAAGATTACGACTGAATCTGGCAGTTCGTTTAGCTTCATCGCAACCTTTGAAGAAACAGGATTGACACGGCAATGACCTATCTTGAATTGATCAATGACGTACTGATCCGGTTGCGTGAGACTACCGTATCGACAAGTACAGAAACGACCTACTCTACGCTGATTGGCAAGTTTGTCAACGATGCCAAGCGTCAGATTGAGGATGCTTATGCTTGGAACGTGCTCGGTCAGACGCTGACGTTCAACACAGTTGCTGGGACCTACATCTACTCGATGACTGGCGCTGGTCAGAAGTTTCAGGTCATGGATGCTATCAACGTAACATCCAATGTGGGTATGCGGAACATCAGTTTTGTAGAGATGAATCGTCTACAGAACTTCACGACTCCGATCTCTGGCATTCCAGAAGCGTATGCGTTTGACGGCGTTGATGGCAATGGAGACACAAAAGTTGTTCTCTATGCTCGTCCTGACAACGTATACACAATGCAATTTAGCTTGACGGTGCCGCAGGCTGCTTTGTCATCTGACAGCACATCCGTTCTGGTTCCTGACGTTCTGGTTGTCCAGAATGCCTACGCTCGTGCTCTGGTGGAGCGCGGGGAAGATGGTGGTCTAGCTTCATCTGAGGCTTACCAGCTTTATAGGTCCATGCTAGCAGATTACATCGCTCTGGAAAGCACTCGTTATCCCGAGAACCAGGAATTTGTTTCTGTATGAGCGAACAGCTTCAGATTGCCAGTATTTCAGCGCCGGGTTTCTTCGGCCTGAACACTCAAGACTCGCCTCTTGATCTGGCGGCTGGCTTTGCTCTGATTGCAACAAACTGCATCATTGACCAGTATGGCCGTATCGGCTCCCGTAAAGGCTGGTCTAAGGTCAATAGTTCGTCTGGCAATCTTGGGGCTAATCCTGTTGGCGTGATCCATGAGCTTGTTCAGTCTGACGGAACCCTGACGGTTCTGTTTGCTGGCAACAACAAGCTGTTCAAGCTCGATACCTCTAACGCAGTGGTGGAATTGACCTATGGGGGGGGTGGTTCCGCTCCTACGATCACCGCCAACAACTGGTCTTGTGCCTCCCTCAATGGGATTACCTACTTCTTCCAGACGGGCCATGATCCTCTAATATATGACCCTACTGTTAGTACTACGACCTATCGCCGAGTAACTGAGAAAAGTGGCTATGTGGGTTTAGTGCCTGGTGGGAACATCGCTCTATCAGCTTTTGGCAGGCTTTGGGTGGCTAGTACCTCCACGGTCAAGAACACAGTTTATTTCTCAGATCTGCTAGCGGGCCATGTGTGGTCTACGGGCACGGCTGGCTCGCTTAATGTGGACAGGATCTGGCCCAATGGCCCCGATGAGATCCAAGGTCTTGCTGCTCACAACGGCTTCCTGATCATCTTTGGCAAGCGGCAAATTTTGGTCTATCAAGACGCCACAACCCCGTCCACGATGAGTCTGAGCGATACCGTTGGGGGGATTGGGTGTATCGCAAGGGATACGATTCAGACCACTGGTAAGGATGTGTTGTTTTTATCCAACAGTGGCGTCAGGTCGTTTGCCAGGACGATTGTTGAAAAGTCTGCGCCTCTTGGGGATCTATCCAAGAACGTGCGGAATGACATCATGGACATCGTTGCTGGCGAAACGCTTGACAACATTAAGTCTGTCTATTCTGAGAAAGAAGCGTTCTATCTGATCACTTTACCGTCTGTCAAAGAAGTCTACTGCTTTGATACGCGGGCCCAGTTGCAGGATGGCTCGTTTAGGGCAACTATCTGGGACTCAATAGAGCCAACGGCCCTGTTGTCGCGCAGGAATGGCGATGTTTTGATTGGTAAAACTGGCTATATTGGAAAGTATGGCACCTATCAAGATGATGGGTCATCGTACAGGATGCTGTACTACACCAACAATGCCGATCTTGGTAACGCAAATGTTACTTCGATCCTGAAAAAGCTCAAAGCTACTGTCATTGGTGGTACGAATCAAACAATCACAATGAAGTGGGGATTTGATCTTCTTACTAACTATCAATCTGCCAACACAACGATACCAGCACAGGGTATATCTGAGTATGGAATAGCTGAGTATGGCGCAAATGGATCACCTGTAGCTTATTATTCTGAAGGTATCTTGATGCAGATTTTGTCTGTTCCAGCAACTGGCAGTGGCAAGATTGTGCAAACTGGCTACGAAGTTGACATCAATGGATTGGCTATTTCTATTCAGCGCATTGAAATCCACTACAAGGATGGGAAACTGTCCTGATAAACGGAAACGGAGATTACTGTGTCAAACTATACCAAGAGCACCAACTTTGCCACCAAAGATGCGCTGGCATCTGGCAATCCTTTGAAAATTGTCAAAGGTACTGAAATTGATACCGAGTTCAACAATATTGCCACCGCCATTACAAGCAAGGCTGATGTTATATCGCCAACTTTTAGTGGAACTACTACTGTTGCATCATTAGCAGCAAGCGGTTCAATCACAGCAAGCGGTTCAATCACAGCAAGCGGTTCAATCACAGCAAGTGGTTCAATCACAGCAAGCGCTGGTACAGCTTCTGCTCCATCAATAATTACTTCTGGAGATACAAATACCGGCGTCTTTTTTCCTGCTGCTGACAATATTGCTTTTTCTGTTAATGGAACAGAAGCATTGCGTATTAATGATAATTCGCAAGTGGTCGCAATTGCTGGATCAGCTTCAGTTACAGCATATAGTACAACCGGGGATCTAAATACAGGTATATTTTTTCCTAGTTCTGATTCAATTGCTTTTTCAAATGGAGGCACAGAAACAGCAAGAATTAATTCATCTGGCAATGTTGGAATTGGTACAAATAGTCCAACTGCTCGATTAGAAATAGCAAAAACAAGTGGTGTTGCATTCCGTTTAAATGATCTATCAACAAATTATTGGGAAATCAAAAATAACGGCAATTTAATTTTTGATCGCGGTGGTACAGAACACTTAAAAATAAATTCATCTGGTGATTTGCAATTTAATTCAGGGTATGGTTCAGTGGCTACCGCGTATGGTTGTCGTGCATGGGTTAACTTCAATGGAACTGGCACTGTAGCAATTCGTGCAAATGGTAATGTCACAAGCATTACGGATAATGGAACTGGTGACTACACGGTTAACTTTGCATCCTCAATGCCAGATGCAAATTATTCTGTTTCTGGCATGGCCAAAGCAGAGGCAGGAGGAAGCGTTTCAGGAATATTGATGGAGCAAAATTTTGGCGTTGATCCAACTGTAAATTCTGTGCGAATCAATACAAAACAAACAAATACATTTATTGATGTAACGCATATATTTGTTTCCATAATTCGCTAATGAATTTTTATTGATTGATCAAATACAAGAGGTAAATTATGAACCAACGAATCATTTATCCAAACGATGATGGTGGTGTCGCAATTATCGTGCCCGCCGCAGACTGTGGCCTGAACATTGAGCAAATTGCTGCCAAGGATGTGCCTCATGGCAAGCCATACAAAATCGTAGACGTTGCTGACGTTCCGTCAGACCGTACATTCCGTAATGCCTGGGAGTATGCAGAATGATTCAGATCAACATGACAAAAGCGAAGGTTATTGCTCATGATGCTCGTCGCGCTGCTCGTGCAAAAGAGTTTGAGCCGCTTGATGAAGTAATCATGAAGCAGATTCCGGGTGTAGATGCAGCCGCAGCCGAGTCTGCTCGTCAAGCCATTCGGGACAAGTATGTCGCTCTTCAAAATCAGATGGATGCAGCTCAAACACCTGAGCAACTTAAGGCTTTGATGCCATAAACATATGAAAAGCGAAGAATGGCTTAGAGAAAACTTTGTCAGCGTTTTTGGATTGCCAAACGCTGCGGTTGAATGGCTATTGATGCTTTGGGATGCGATTCAGGTCTTTGATGATGTTGCTGACGGAGATGAAGTAAGGCGAGATGATCTGGATGTTGTGATTTGGAACACATTGGTTGGGATGAGCCAGAATCCGTTCTGGCAGGCCAATGCAAATAGTTTGATGCCTGTTGTGGCAACGATGGTGTTGAAGTGGCAGGCTTCAGATGAGGCAGAGCGAGATGGCAAAGCAGATGCCAAATCGTATATGTGGAGAGCAGGTTATTACGATGTTGTTTTGATGGTTGTGACGCTATGTCATCCAGCAAAACGTGCGAAAGAACTTTCTCGCTATGTCATGGAATTGTACGGCGAGAAATTTGAGGACTATATGAAGGAGTTTGATCATGCCTAATCCAGTAGCCGCGCTTGCTGGTAGTACAGTTGCTGCCGGTCTATTGCAAGGTCGTTCTGCGGAAAGAGCCGCACGAACCGCTGCTGCCTCAGAGCTTGAGGCTGGACGAATAGCTGCTGAAGAAGCGCGTTTCAAACCAGTTGGTATTACAACTAGATTTGGTCAATCGGCTTTTCAGTACGGTCCTGATGGTCGCGTAATAGGCGCTCAGTATACCTTATCTCCTGAGCTAAAAGCCTATCAAGATCGTTTGATGGCTTTGGTGGGCCAAGGGCTTATAACAGCAGAAACTGCACAGTCTCTGTATCAGCCATTGATGGGTGCTGCTCCCGGCTTGTTTGGGCTGGCTAAAGGCTATCTGGCAGAGACTCCGCAACAGGCTGCTCAACAGTACATGGCTCGCCAGCAAGAACTGTTGGCTCCTAGCCGTGAACGGCAACTTGCTGCATTAGAAAACAAACTTTTCCAAACTGGGCGCGAGGGATTGTCGGTGGGGGCTACTGGAGAGAGGCCTAGCGGTGCTGCTGGTCTTGGTGCTACCACCCCTGAAAGAGAGGCTTATTACAACGCCATAGCTCAACAAGACCTTGAGTTGGCTGCAAAATCTAGAAAAGGTGGCATGGAAGATATTTTGTTTGGTACTGGTCTGTTTAGTACTGGTGCTGATCTATATAAAACTGCTTACCAAGGGCAAGTTGCAGCTTTGGCTCCTTATGAAGCATATCTTGGTCAGGCTAAGGCACTTGAGGCCCTTGGACAGCAACCACTTGGTCTTGGCATTGACATTGGCGCCAAAGGCCAAAGCACTGGTGCTGCTCAGGCATTGTTGGCCAGCGGTACTGGCGCTGCACAGAGACTAGAGGCTGCTAACGCATACAACCCATTTGCCAACTTTTTGACAATGTTTAGTATGAATCCGACAGTAGGCCAAGGCATATCAAGTGTGTTTCAACCCTATATTGGTGCTCAACAAGCGATAGGTCAATATGGTGCTGGAAATGTCTATGGCTTTGGTGGAGGAGGTATGGCTCCAGGTCCTGTGACAAGTTTTTATTGATCTAAGTTCCTAAGAGGCAATCATGGCAGACATCATTCCAACCCTATTTGGCCTTACCCCTGAGGCGTACCAGAGATCTCAGGCCGCACAAGCGGACAAGATGGCGCTGGATTTCGCCAAACTGTCTCCGTTACAGCAGGCTCAATTTGCCATTGGTCGTGGTGCTTATCAGTTGGCTGGTGCTTTGGGTGGACAAGATCCTCAATTACAGATGATCAGTACCCGTAACGCCATTGCCCAGCAGATTGATCCAACAAACCCTGAATCCATGAGGCAAGGGATTAGGACTCTTATGCAATCTGGTGATTCAGTTGGTGCTATACAGCTTTCGCAAGTCTTACGTCAAGCAGAAAGCGCGTTGGCAAATCAAGCACAAAGTGCTGCGGCTGCTCAAGCATCTTTGGCTCAAGCTAGCAAAGCAGAGGAAGAAACTAGAAGGATTCGGATTTCTGCCAATCAGAAAGAGGAGCTTCAAAGGCAACTAAACGCACTTGGTCCAGAAGCAACAGACGAACAAGTTTTGGGTGTTCTTACAAAGTATGGAGATCCTGAAAAGGTTCTCGGCGCGCTACAGACAAGAGAGGGCCGTAGAGAAAACTTGGCTTTCCGTGAAGCGCAGGCGCAACAACAACGTGACTTCCAAGCACAGCAAGCAGAGGCTGCTCGTTTATCTCGCGAGCAACAAGC